TCCTAAAAGTTCGGATTCCGAGATGGGTCATCCACGGAATACATTATACATAAATTATTAAAATCAACCAATAATTGCATATCTATACGTCTTATTTGCAGTTGAATTGGCAAAGTGGCTAATCGTAGCCGTACCCTGTCCTTGGGAACTGGCATAGATGTTTGTTGAGGCAGCGAGTGACACTAAGTTAACAGTCGCTATCACAGATGGCGTAGCTGGTCTTGTAGGGCTTGTTCCAGCAACATAATGCTCAATTACTACACCAACATCTGACGCTCTCCACATTAACTGGATGTAGTCATTAGCTGCTAAATCTACATAAAAGTTCATTGCCCCAATTAAGTGATATGGGTCACCAGATGCTTTTCTCTGGGCTAAACCAAACCTACTATTGGAAGCAGCTATATCTGTTCCATTCTTTCTAAACCAAATATCAGCATCTTGTGAGTCATTGGTAGTATTTTTTAATTGAATACTAAACTGTATGTTATACAGCCCTGCCACTTTTACATTTAACCTAGAACTATTTGATAAAGTAACCCCATTGGAGAAGTCTGTTGTATCAAAAGTAATAGGGTAGGCAGTCGTTGTATTAGCTACAGTCTGGTCTGTTCCATCTTGAAAAGCCCCATAAGGTGCAGAATCAGCAAAAGCAGCAACAGAGGCAGGGGCAAAGACAATCACGCTGTCTGGGCCTATCCTCCTGTCTGTCAAAGTGGTAGTAGTTGCCCCACCAGTTGCCAGAGTCAAAGTTCCTGTGTTATTGGTCTTTCCGTCCATGATGCCACGGACTACTTCAGCCACAGCCCTCTGGTCACCACCAAACGCAGGTAGGCTTCTAAACATCAGCGAACCCCTTGTGGAGTTACATCCACATCCACAGAGATAGCGTTATCCCAATTGTCACCAGTAGGAGTAACCTTTAGCCTGTGATACCTACCTGCGCTTCTAAGTGGTACTCTATTCTCTGTACTAGCTGCCACAGCAGTATTAAAACTCACACCTTGGTTTAACAGGGTACGAGAAGCAATAGCTACAGTTGCAGAGCCATTGTCAACAATAGGTCTAGCTAGGGTTACTACTGAGTTAGCACCAATATCTAAGTCACCAGTAGCAATAACGCCTGTCTGACTAGCACCTGTAAAACTCATCACTCTAGTGGCTAAAGTACCTCCTAAGAAATACTTACCGCCAATAAACAACTGTGAGTCTAAACTTGTGGTTAAGGCATCAATAGAAGCAGAAAGACTGTCTAGTTGCTCAAGTGTTACAGACGCAGTAGAGGCTTCAGACAAGAAGTCAGTACCTGCATCCCCATAAGTCCACTTCTGAGTTTTAAAGTTGTAAATCAGTACGCTTCTGTTTCCGTTAACAGTCTTGTAATTCCAGATTACAAGTTTGCGGATAGGGTCAACAGCAGCAGACATTGTTTTGAAATCAGATTCAGAAGCGTCTTGTAAGAAAAATCTATCTATTTTTTCTGCGCCAATTGCTGTGACATTCTGTCCGTCACACATATAAAAGCCATCGTCAGACAAGAAGAAAGTAACACCTTGGTACTGAGCAATAGAACCAGAAGCCATACACCCTTTACCACGAGAGATGTTGTCAAACTGGAAAATGAACGGAGTACCAACGTAAGTCATTCGGTGAATTGCTCTCTCTAAAAGAACAAGACCAAACTCACCACCACGGATTCCTACAATCTGTCCACCATCAGGAATGTCCTGATAATCAGACTGTGTGTTTACATCCTCAGTCCAATCTGTTTCATTGTTGATAGCTGACCAACGGACACGATACTGTTGTTGAGTGGTTTCTAGCGTATTAGCACACACGACAAAATCACGCACCACAGTAATGAACTTAGCAATAGGCGCAGTAGCCGATAAATCAGCAAACGATGTAGATGTTCCTAGCGTCCATGCTTGAAGTTTCTCAGCATTGTTTGTAGAGATTACAGTCTTGCCAAACTGAGTAAAACGAACCCTGTCGTTAGCACCAGTTGTCATTCCAGTTTTAACCTGAGTGATAGCACCAACACCAGTAACTGTGTAAATCTTAGTTGCGCCAGCAGCAAATAACTCAGTATCACCATTAGGCTTTTTGGCAGCATAAAGAGCAGTTAAGTCTTCAGCAGCGTTACTTGTTGAGAACGTCACAGGAGTGGGAAATGGGCCATAACCGATAGCCTGACTAACCACGTTCTTAGCGTCAGTCAACGCACCAGACACGCTAGGCTGGTCAGGCATCCACTCACCAAAAGTTAGTTTTGTCGTAGCCATGTGTTACTTCCTTGCGTCTGAATTGTCCATGTATTGTCATTAGCAGATACTGGAGTCCATGTGTTTGTGTCGCCAGAAACAGTAGTCCATGTATTGCTATCAGTAGAAACTGGTGTCCAAGTGTTATCGTCTTGTGGTACTGGTGTCCAGTTCTCGCCAAGGATTACACCATTAGCAGTTACTAAAGATATACCATTGATAGATACCACACCTGCATAAATTGCAGACGCACTAGCGACAACATCAGCATTTGCATCTATGTTGGCAGTTGCGCCAACAACCAAACCACCATTAGCAGTTACTGTCGCATCACCAGTAATTGAACCGCTACCAAACTGAACCCTGATAGCGTCAGCAGTTACAGTTGCGTTACCAGTTACAGAAGCTACCGCATTTGCTACGATTCCACCAAGAGCAGTAACATATGCGTTACCAGTTATATCTGCAATACCAAACTGAACCCTAGTTCCATTGGCTATTACATCTGCATTTGCGGTAATACTTGCACTAGCAAATTGAACACGGATAGCATCGCAAGTAACTATTGCTACTGCATCTATTCCTACTGAAGCGTTCTGAACACGAGTGCCTTCACAGGTAACACTTGCAGAGCAATCAATACTTGCACTAGCGTATTGAACACGAGTTCCATCTGCCGTTACTGTCGCTGAACCATTTACTGCCCCAGAACCATACTGAACCCTTGTGCCATCGGCTGTAACGCTTGCAGACGCAGTTACAGACCCATAGGCATCCCATAGGGTTACAGAAGTTGTATAAAGTGGACTATCGAGTGTGAGTGTTAAGTCATCAATGCTAGACTTTAATTGGTCTAGCGAATCAATCGTCCACGGAGGCAGTAAATCAGCCATCTCACGCTAAAGTAACGCTCAATGAACCAGAAGCAATGCGGAACACATCACCAGTTGCGATAGTCTTAGATGCGTCTAGTGGTGAGTGATACAGCAAGTTACCTGCTGTAGAAGCATCACGAATACCAATATAGGCAACAGTACCCCATGAGCCACCAGCTTGAGGAAACTCAATAGCAGCAGAGTTGGTAGTTGCACCATTGCTAGGCGCACCAAATGTAATTGACTGACGAGCATACGATGTACCAGATACTTCTGTACCTGTGTCAGCGTCTGTTGGGTCAGATGTGTAAAGGGCTAAGTACACAGTCGTTGGTGCTGTGTAGCTAGTTGCTCTCAACGTAACATTGATAAGAGCATTTTCCAAGTAGTTTGACATTTCAGCCATAGTTTCACCTTGCAGTTAATTTCATTGCTAACGGAACACCAGAGTATTGACCTTCTTCGTCAGACTTGATGAGAGATGTGATTGCCCTGTCATACATAGAACCCCATGTATTGATTCGAGCATCATTCATTAGATAAGGCTCTGCTTCCACCAATGCGCCATACAGCAAACCATCAGGTGCAACATTTAGAAATACGTTAGATGTGTTACTGCTAGACAGGTATGGAGGCGCAGCAAAGTAGAGCATCTTTAGCGTATAGATGCCATCAGGTGCAGGTGCTACTTGAAACTCACTAGCAAGAATAGTGTAAGACTTAGGAACACCAACTTCTGATGTTCTTGGGTCATTAGATAACGATGATGGACTAGAGTAACTCAATGGTTGAATTGGGTTAGTCATCACAACAAAGTCACGAATCTCTAAGAAGTCGCTAGGCAGTTCTACAGTTGCATCACCAGAGACTGTGCTAGTTGTTACAGACTTGAGCATCTGACGAATACGCAGTTCTCTACGCAAACGATTCTCAGCCAAAGTAATGAAGTCTGGAATGATGCTTGTCAGGTCAGACCTAGCCAAGTAATTGGCTATTGAAGTCTGTAAATCAGAGTAGGTAGCAAAACTCATACAACTCCTGTCCTAGTGCGCCATGCACGATTCATTGGGTCATTTAACCAAGCAGCAAAACGCTTGTCATCAAGAACAGCAAAGCCACGCATGATTCCAACTTTATTCAAGTCATCAATGACTGTCAAAGGAATAGACGCAACCTTATTGCCAAACAATTGGTCAGACCATCTTGCTCTCTCGTCATACGAGTTATATTCTTTTTTATTCTGTTCAACAATGTCAGACACATCTTGACGAGTCTGAATAATAATACCGCCCTCACCATCAGCATGGACAGCAGTTTCACGGAAATTGTTAGGATTTTGCATAGCCTAATTCTATCAGTTTGAGGAGAAAAGAAAATGCCCCAGAGGTTTAAGTCTGAGGCATCTTTTGGGTTACACCAGATTAAGGTGTAATGTCGGCAATGATGCCGTGTGCAGCTTCGTTACGAACTTCCAATGTGTACTCAGCCAACAACTGTGTAGATTCGTTGTCACCAGTTACAGCCAACTCGTTGGTCTGGAATGGACGCAGATAAGCGATAGCAGCCATGTCAGGGTCAAGAATGTAAGCAACTTCATCGCAAGTATTGGTAGAAGTCATAAAGCGGTTAGGTACAACAGAAATTGAACCGAAGTCGCTCAGGTAAACATCGGCCGCCGAAATGATAGTCGTAGGCGTATTGGCAGGGGCCATGAAACGCTGTGCAGCGATACCAGTAAAGGCAGAAACCAACTGCTTGTGAGCAGGGTTGACCATCAATACTTTAGGATTACCACCAGAAGCGTAAACTTCACGAACAACAACTTTCAAAATGTCTTCTGTGAAAGTGCGATTTGTGCCGTTTGTACGAGCAGTAGTGCCAGAAGCACCAGCAACGCCATTAGTACCGCCATCATAGTTAGAGTTCAACCATGCTTGCAGACCACCCAATTTACGAGCAGTAGAGGAATCACCATTGGCAGCAGTTTGGTTGCTCAACAGGGAAGTCTCCATGTCCCGCTTAATTTCGGCCGATGCTTTAGCCAGTTGGTAGGCTTTTTCTGATTTGCGGCCTGCTTTATCGACAGACTGCAAAGTGCCAGAAATCTTGATAGTCTTCTGAGCAATCTGAGTGCGGTTGCCTACACGAGTCGTAGGAGACATAGTAGCGTCAGATGCCGTTGCACCTTCAACAGCGTAGTTCGTTAAAACGCTTGCGGAAAGTGAGTCCGTTTGCCACTCGTGCAAAACAGCAGTAGCCTTAGTCTTGCCGATAGAAGACATGAAAGGTGTGTCTGTAGGGCTGATGTTATAGATAACGTCAGAGAGGTCTTCACGCATACCGATTGCGGTATATGTTTGATAGGTAGCCATAATTTAATACTCCAAAATTTAAAAGAATCGTTCAAATGCTTTAGCTGCGTCAGTAACTTTTCCAGTTTCACGCAACCTCTGCATAACCTGTTTGTCTTGTGAAGACCTAGCTTGAGGGGCTGAAGTACCAGAACGCATCATCTTAGGGGCAGACTGAAGTTTTTTATTCAACTCTGGTTTGCTCTTTTGAAGTTGCTCATACTTCATTGCCTTATACAAGGTCATCACAGCACGACTGTCATACACGGAACTGAGTTCTTGGTCAGACCAACCTACAGACTTCGCATAGTCACGGATTTGTTTCCGTACCGCATCACCCTGTGGTGTCGCTAACTCAGGAATCAGACTAACTAGCTTCTCAGATTCTTGACGGAGATGGTTTTGCAGAGAGGCTTGTTGCTCGGATTGTTGCTGTTGGGCAATTCGTTGCTGTTCATTCCTGACTACTGCTAACTGCTTCTCACGCTGGCTCTGTTCAGCTACCGCTACCGCATAACCGATAGGGTCTGTTTCCTTTAAAACTTCTAAGTCCACACCCTGATGCTGTTGCGTAAGGAAGCTATCCAACGCTTGCAACTTCTGGGCGTATGCCTGTCGCTCTTGTTTCACATACTCTAAATGACTACGTTCAGCTTCAATTGCCTTACGTTGTTCAGCTAAAGCCTGAGACTTTTTAGTGTAGTCCGTACCTTGTTGATAACCTTTAATGAGTTCATCTAGTTCTACTTCGACTTCCTCACCAGATGCCTTGACTTTATATCTAGGCTTTGGCTCATCAGATTCCTCTGAATACTCAACTTCGTCAGTCTCTTGTTGGTACTCTGGTTGACCTTCGGTTTGGCTGTTGTCAGCTTCCTCAGAATCACCCATCATGCCCTCAAACGCTGAAGCGGCTTGGTTTACATCTAGGCTTTCACTCCCATTAGGGTTGGTGTTTTCCATTTGTCATCTCAATAATCGCCAGAAACCTTCTGGACGGAGGGTAGGGTAAACCCTACAGAATCTTCCACTTCTTCTCTCTAATCACAGTTTCCGAGGCTAAACCTTCTAGGTGTCCTGTAATCAGTTCAATAGACTTAATGTGCCGATAAGCGTCTTCACGCCTATCACATTCTTCTGCACTTGTGTTAATTATCACACTAATCTGTTCGTTTTTCAAGTTATTTAATACTTCTTTGAAAAAGTCATCGTTTAGTAAGTTTTTAGCCCATTGAGCCAAAATGTGTTTGTCGTTATTCTGCAAGGATAGCCCTATTCCAATAATTTAAGTTGGGATTACCACCACCGCCACTACTACCAACTGGTGTAAACAAATTCCAGTAACTACTGTTTCTAGCAGTAGATAGGTCAGTTATTGGGTTATAGCTAGAAGTTCCACCACCAGACATAGAGTTAATTGTGGCAATAGCTTCTTGGTCACCTAATTCAGCAAGCACCCTTAAAGTATTTGCGTCCATAGTATCGTAGGCTATTCCAGCCCTTTTTCTGCTTTCATCCATAGTTTTTGCAAGGTTAGCTGCACCTAGTAAGCCATACTCAGACAAAGAGCCTTCTGGTGCGTTTAGCAAGCCATTAACAATGTCGCCAAGACTGTAGCCAGTTAGATTACCTGCAATACTATTAACAAGACTCAATGTTGGGTTTGTAAGCCCAAGCAAAGCGTTAACTGTTAAAGGTGTGTTGTCTGAGGCAATGCCAAGCCCTGCGGCTAATACGTTCCCTGCTGGCCCTGCCGCCAACATCGCTATCTTTGTCCCTAAGTTTAGAACATCTGCTTCTGTACGAATATCGGCAGCAGAGCCAATTAGGTTTAGCGCAATAGCTGTTTTAACTAGGTCTGAATTACCCGCTAAAGCAGCTATCGGTGCTACTGTACTTGCAACATTGGCTACATCAGTTCCAGTTACATTAGTCCCAAACAAGCCCCTGTTTGTTGTGTCTGTGGTTACATCACCAGTTCTAGTAAAGTCATTGTTATATACAAGAGTATTGTCAATGGCTGTGTTTCCAGTAATCTTGCCTGTATCTACATTGTTAATCTTAATAACCCCAGAATCTACGCTTGCTGCTGCATCTGCATTTTTAATTGCTGTCATGGGTGTGGGCAGAACTCTAGGTTGTGCCTGTAGCAATGAGCCATAAGCAATTCTAGGTTGCTCTGGTAACTGGTTACCAATCATGTCTAGCAATGAAGTGGTAGGCGCAAACTGAGTCTGTGGACGATACTGGCTCTGTATGCCAGAAACAATGTCCTCATAAGTAGCACTCTGAGGATTGTTTCCACCAACTAAACTAACCAGTTCTTGATAGTTCATTCTTGTCTCACTTAGAAATCATGCTTAACACGTTGTTCAATGAAGGTGTCGCAGTAGTTGTTGCAGTTGGGAATAAACCTGCTATCTGTGGACGAGAAGTAATGTAATCAATGTCAGCAGCAGATGCACCATAGTTACGCAAATCATTTCTAGTAACGCCTTTGAGCATATTAGCTACATCACCATAGTTACCAGATGCTTCGGCAGCAGTCCAAGCGTCCATCAATCCAGTAGGCATTGCGTTAATAGGAGGCGGTCTATATGTTGGGCTTACATTTGCACCTTGAATCATATTGACAATGTTAGAAGTGGTTGGACGTTTCGCCACAAATTCACCTGCTAAACGCTTAGATTCTGCAAATGATGGAAATAACTCACGCATCTGACCTGCTGTTATTACTGGATTTACTGGTGTTCCAGTTATAGGAACTACAGTTTTTGGAATTACAGTTTTTGGAATTACAGTTGTTGGAGTTATTGTTCCAGTTCCAGTAGGAGTCACATACTGATTAAAAATATCAGTAATTGCCGTGTTATTAGTACCGACAACATTACCTGTTTTAGCAGTGTTATATCTACCAGCTACGCTCTCATAACTTACACCAGTAGCACGAGCAACATCGTTAGGACTAAAACCTAATCTATCCATTTCAGCAGCTAACTGAACATCATTTAAACCACGATTATTGGCAATAAAATCAAAGATGTTTTTGTCAATCTGCGCTTGGGTCATGTTGTTGTTTAGACCATAAGTCAGACCAACAGACGCAGGAATATTCTCAGGCGCAATGTATCTACCTGCGCCTTCGTCAGCAATGTTATAACGAGTCTGAACACCAGCCAAAGGAACACCAGTAGCAGAGGCTACATCCTCTGCGCTAACTCCAAGTCTATCCATCTCTGCTCGTAGTTGAACATCGTTTAAGCCACGATTCTGATTCACATAGTCAAAGATGTTTTTATAGTATTGCTCTTGGCTCATGCCATTGTTTAAAGCATACGTTAGTGCTGCTGATGCCATGTTTAACCCCTAATTTCTACGTTGGATGTAATGCCAGCACCAATCTTCATTGCTTTCAATTGTGCCTCTGCTTCAAACTCTTGTTGCTTCAATGCAAAGTAAGCCTGTTGTTTCTCACGCTCAAGTTGCAATTTAGCAGTCTCTTTCTCACGCAGTAATTGCATTTCAAGAGCAGCCTTCTGTTGAGCCATTTCCATGTCAATCTGCATCTGCTGTTGTTGCATCTGCAAGTCAGCTTGTGCTTTAGCTTGGTTGGCTTGTATCTCAGCCTGAGTCCTAGCCATCAATGCCTGTATCTCTGGAGGCATCTGTTGTTGTTGTGGAGGAGGATTGCTCAACGCTTGGTCTTGCTCTGGCGTAATGGCTTTGTAGAACTCAGCAGAATCCTTAAACCCTGCAATCTCTACCATGCGTCCCAATGTGCCACGATATTGGGCAGGTGAAACGTAAGGATTAGCAGGGCCGTACTGAGCAATCAATTGCTCTTGTTTAGCAAGAACCATAGACAACATAGCCATCTGCTCTTGACGATTACCTGCACCTAGACCCACGTTAATAGAAACATCGTATTGGTTAGCCCATGTTCTAGGGTCAAACTCTACAAACTCGCCACGCATACGAACCATTCGAGCCTTGTCCTGATACTTACAGAGTAAGTGCAAGATACCTTGGAACAAAGACTTAACGCCTGTCTCAGCAAAGATTCGAGCCATCAGTTCAATTTTACCTGCGCCAGCTTGTTGCATTGAGGCAACCGCAGCAGCAGTCACGTTTTGCAAGATAGCAGGGTCTAAACCTTGTGAAGCATCAGACACACCAGTACGCTTAGACTGTACTGTGTCCAGATACTGAAGCATCGGGAAAGCCTGATTAGCCACGTTCTGAACAACCAACTGCTGAACAGCACCTTGTGACTTGGCACGAATAACACCACCTGCGGTAGAAGTCAGCAAGTCATCAAGGTTTACTTGACCCTCAACCGCAACAACTCGTGCATTGTTTGTCAGATATAAGTTATCCAACATCTGACGAGTGATAGTGGTCTTGATTAACTGTAAGTCAACTGTTCTGTCAGCTAATGAGTTACCAAAGAACTTGTGCGGAATTGGTATAGGACAGATTGAGTGGAAAGGAACATAGTCCACTTCCTCAACCATCTCCTTACCCTTCTCATCCTCAAGAATCTCATTAGAAGCGTAGAACACTTGAACCAATGAAGCAATGCCTTTGCCATCTATATCAGTTTTGACATAGCACTCAAACACTTCAATCTCTTGCATTGAAGGGTCATCTGTCTGTGTTTGGTAAGGTTGCTCACCTGCTGCGTAACGAGCCACACGCTCTGGTGTGTACGCTAGTGCATCACCCATCTGCAAGCCTTCAATTTGCTTCTTGTTAAAGCCCATAGCAACCAAGGTGCTACGAGTCAACATCTGCCTGTGGGCTACAAAAGGTGAATCAGCAATAGTTCTAGCCTTCTTGCTAATCAAGAATTCTTCTGGAGGTACGTTCTCAATCGTTACCTTGCCTGATTTCTTTTTCTGTTGGACAACTACATTGTGTGTAGCACCCATTACAGGCATACCCATCGGGTCTATAACTGGCTGACCCATTGGGTCAAATATTGGAAACTCTGTCGTATCTTGCTCGACAATCTCCATAGTCTCATCACTCATCAGCATCGCTAACTCGTCATCAGACAAGTCAAAGTAACGCTCTTTAGTAATGTCTTCTTTGTTTTCCCAATAAGCCTTAACAATGCCGTTCTTCTGCATCAAGGCATCTTTGAACCAATCATGCAGAATAGCTACACCAGCATTATCACGATTGAAAACCCAATTGCAGTAGTCTGTGGCCTGTTTTGCCGAGGCTTCATCACGAGGGCCTTGTGGCTCAAAGACTACGATATTGTCTGAGCCTGTAAAGATACGAACTAAGCTAGGTAGCGCACCATCTATCGCTTCTGCCACTTCTCCAGTAACGATTTGAGATTTACCCTCAACTTCATTACCATATGGCTGTAGTAGATAAGCCTCCAGAGCCTGTTTGCGCTGCTCAACAGTTTCGCTTTCAATAAATCCAATTGCATCATCAATCTCTGATTGGATTATCGACATTAACTCGTTCTGTGCCATGCTTGTCCTTTGGAGGGCGTCCCATTCTGGGTTTATCCAATTGTAATGCTTTTACCACATTTTCCAACATTTCAAGACGCTTTTCAAGTTCTTTTACTTTAGGGGCTAGATTTATGCCCTGCATTGATACATACATCAGACAATCCATTTCGGAGTTTGGTTAATCGGCTTAGACCACGTTGAATGTCCTTCATCCAATCCAAGGGCTAAGTAACGGAACGAATCAGAGCCATGACTTGACCAATCGTGTAGTGGTCTTTCATAGAATATCTTGCGCTTCTCATCGTAGTCTCTGCGGTAGTTTCTCAGGCAGTTCAGTCCTGTTTGCACTTTAGGAACATTAAACCAGCATCTTGGCAACAATCGTCTTACCGCTTGGATGCCATCGTCTAGTCCCATTCTGGGTGCAATCTTGACCTCTAGTCCTGATTCCTCAAGCATTTCCATTCTGCTCTTACCTGTGCCTAATTCCCTGACCCTAACGTCATGGGGCAGAATATGCTCTGCTTTGAGATAGTCGTTGTCCTTAATCCACTTAACATAGTGGTCTAGTCCAACTCCATGATTCTCATAGTAGTCAATCAGACGCACCTCAGTACCCACTAACTGAGCCACCCAGATAGATGTAGAGTCCCCCATTCCCAAGTCCCAAGCGGTAAATGTTCTACTTAGTTCCTCTCTGGGAATCTCTTGCATATGCTTCTTTTCTTCCAACTCGTTGAGGATTTGCCCATAGTAAGAACCTTCTACAGCAGCGTCAAAGCTACATTCAAACTCTTGGCGGTATTTATCCTCACCCATCTCATTCTTAGCAGCCTTCAGTTCTGTGTCATCGACCACCCCTGTCTCTGAGGCTTTGAACTCTAGCAAGCCCCATCCATCCTCTTTCTCAGCCCTGTCTCTCAGTTCTTTGAAGTGATTGTGTCCACGAGGCGTACCAATGAAAAGGCAATAGCCCTTTCTGTCAGCCAAAGCAGGTCTAACAATATCTGTCCATATCTTAGGATTCTGGTCACCAATCTCATCTAGGATTACCCCATCGAAATATTGCCCTCGGAGAGAATCAGGATTGTCTGAGCCGTACAACTGGATTCGCCTACCCCAGAAGTCCACCCTTAGTTCTGAGATGTTGTTAGTCCCACCTAAAGGTTCAGTATATTTAACAAGATAGTCCCAAGCCACCCTCTTAGCTTGTCCGTAGGTAGGCGCAATGTAGGCATACCTTGGGGCTTCCTTCTGGTTTAGCACCGCATCACGGATTAGATGGTTAAGAGCAGCGACTGTCTTACCAAACCGCCTGTGAGCCACTACTACCGCAAACCTATGTGCTTCCAGTAACTCGTGAACCTTTAGTTGGTGTTCCCTTGGCGCATAGGGAATTTCGATTACTTCGCCCATGTAACGATGTGCTGAAGTGGTTGGTCAGCGTCTCCACTTATCGTTACTGAAGCCATATCAGGCATTGATTTACGCAATAGTATCTCAATAGCCTTCATCCTTGTAGGACTTAACTCCTCAGTTTCACCAAGTGCATGATTTTGCAAAACATTTAGTAATTGACTTACT